TCGCGGCACCGAAGAGGATCACCTGAAAGAAGCAGAGCTTCTGCGCGTGATCAGTGGCGCCTATGCCGACATTTATGCGGCACGGAGCGGCAAGAGCCGTGAGGAATGCCGCGTCGTGATGCAGGAAGAGACCGTGATGGATGGCCCGATGGCTGTCGATATGGGCTTTGCCACGAGCGTCGAGACGGACGGTGAGGCCGTAGCCATCGCGACGTTCGATTATCGCATCTATGCCCATGCGCCTGAAGATGCGCGCAAGGCATCCCGCAATCTGGGGCGCGCCCCGGTGAAAGAGGCCGTCATGGCCATGTTCGCGGGCCGCGCCCGCACGCCATCGAAGAAGGAGCCTACCATGGCTGGCAATACCCAGACGGCTGCGGGGGCAACCCTTGCAGCGGATCAGATCAACCCGGTGGTCGATGAGGCCATCGAAGAAGCCCCCAACGTCGATGTTTCCGCGACCGAGACGGACGCTGCCAAGGCCGCAACGGCCCGCGCGCGCCGCATCCTGGCGGCAACGACGTTGGCCGGCCTGCCCACTGCAATGGCGGACACGCTGATTGCATCGAACAAGTCGCTTGAGCACTGCCTCGACGACATCACCGCAAAATGGAAGGAGAACGGCGACGTGGATACCCCGATGACCGGCGCGCCCACGGCGCGCATCACCCGTGACGAGGTCGATACCCGTCGCGAGGGCATGACTCAGGCTCTTGTGGCGCAGATGCGCCGCCGCGGGCCTGAAACCGACGCGGCACGCCCCTACATGGATATGGGCATCATCGCGATGGCTGCTGCCAGCATCGGCCACAAGGCACCGATCCGCTCGGCTGGCGACCGGGTCGACATCCTGATGAACGCGACACACTCGCGCAGCGATTTCCCGGGCATTTTCGAGAACGCCCTGAACAAGGTCCTCCTGGAGCGCTATGAAGTGCAGGAGCCGACCTACAAGCTGATTTCGCGCAAGCGGAACTTCAACGATTTCCGCGTGCATCCGATGGTTCGCGGCGGGGACTTCCCCCGGCTGCAGAACGTGGCGGAAGGTGGTGAGATCAAGTACGGTACGTTCGGGGAGCGGCGCGAAACCGCAATCCTTTCGTCCTACGCAATCGCTCTGCGCATCTCGCGCCAGATGATGATCGATGATGATCTGGGCGCGATCGATGACCTGGTCGGCGACTATGGCTCTTCCATCGCGAACTTCGAGGAAGAAACCTTCTACAGCTTTATGCTGACGGCAACGCTCGCGTCCGATGGTGGTGCTGTGTGGCAGACCGGCGCCCCGCGCGGCGGCAACCTTGCGAGTGCAGGCGCGGCCATCACCGTCGCTTCGCTGGCTGTCGGACGTGCGGCCATTCGCAAGCAGACCTCGATCGACGGGATGCGGCTCAATCTCGCGCCGTCGATTCTGTTGGTCGGGCCGGACAAGGAAACCGAAGCGGATCAGCTGGTGACCTCGATCAGCCCCAACCAGCCCTCCTCGGTCAACCCGTTCTCGGGCCGCCTGCAGGTGGTTTCGTCTGCGCAGCTCACGGGCAACATCTGGATGCTGTTCGCCGATCCGTCCCGGGCCGGTGGGGCATGCTTTGTCCATGGCTTCCTGAACGGTGCAGAAGCGCCGCGCCTTCGCATGGATCAGCCCTTCGGTCAGCAGGGCATGTCGCTGTCGGTCGAACACGACTTCGGTCTGGGCGCCATCGACTTCCGCGGCACCTATCGCAACCCGGGCGCGTGAGCCTGACAGCCTGAGCTGATGTTATCGACTGGGCCGCCCAACGGGCGGCCTTTTCGCAACCCCACATTCTGGAGACCAGAAGATGAAGAACTTCGTTCAACCGGGCGACGTGATCAGCGTCCCCGCTCCCGCAAACGTGTCCGCCGGTGGCGGTGTCGTGGTCGGTTCCCTCTTCGGCGTTGCTGTCGCAACCGCCCTTTCCGGCCAGCCCGTTGAAATCGCTGTGACTGGTGTCTTCGACCTCCCGAAGACCGCAGCGCAGGCTTGGACCGTTGGTCAGCTGCTTTACTGGTCCGGCACGGCTGTCACCAGCGTTGCCTCCACCAACCGGCTGATCGGCGTTGCCGCCGCCCCCGCTCTGTCCGCAGATACCGTTGGCCGGGTCCGGCTCAACGGCGCAGGCATCACGGCTTAATCGTGACCGCTTTTGCTGTCGCCATGGATGTGATCTTCGCCGATCCAAACATGGCGACAGATGCGGTCTACATGCCGCAAGGATCTGTGCCCCACCAACCGGTTCGGCTGATGCTGCGACGGCCAGATGCGTTTCGCGACTATGGCGAGACCAGAATCCTTGTCGACACGATCTATGCCGACGTGCGGGCATCAGAGGTTTCGCACCCGGCCACAGGTGACATTTTCGTAATGAGCAACAGGCCTTACCTTGTACAAGGTGAGCCCGTGCAAGATTCGCTGCAGCTGATCTGGACCTTGGGTCTTGTCCCTGCATGAGGATCACCGTTGACGTCAGTGGCAGCGTCGGTGAATGGTCTCTGGCCGAGATCCGTGCAGGTGAGCGGGCAGTCCAGCGAGGCATTGCGCAGTCGACTCAATCGTTGAAGTCCCTTCTGCGCAGTCAGATCACCGGCGCACAGCTTGGCGGAAGGCTCGCGGGGTCGATCAGGTCCTCGGTGTACCCGAAGAGCAAGCCCAGCTTGAACGCTGCCGGTCTTGTGTTCAGCAAAGCGCCGAAGATCATCGATGCCTTCGATAAAGGACCGCTCATTCGAGCAGAAAGTGGCATTTGGCTCGCTATCCCGTTGCCCAATATCGGCAAGGGCCCGCGCGGCAAGAAGCTCACACCAGGGGAATGGGAAAAGCGCACGGGCCGTCAGCTGCGCTTTATCTACCGCAAGAGCCGCACGGCGCTCCTTGTGGATGAAGGCAAGAAGGCACCGGGCAACGTCTTTGTTCGCCGTCGCACGCGGCGCGGAACGATGCTGATGGAGCCTCGCACCTTCAAGAACAGGATCGTGCCGATTTTTACGCTCGTGCCGCAGGTCAAGCTTCGGAAGAAGCTGAACATTCTCGGTGCGGCAACCCAGGCCACCAACGGCTTGGCATCTGCAATCGTCGCGAACTGGAGATCCTGATGCCGTCGACGAGCGAAACGGTTCTTCTTGCACTGCGCGCGCTCCTTGAGCCGCTGGCAGGTGCTTTTGAGCGCAACACGGTCATTCCCACCCGCGTGCCGCCGCGTGGCCTCATCATCCTGAGGGACGGTGATCCCGGTCAGCCTGAGGTGACCCTTTCGCCGATGATGTATCATTACGAACATGCCGCCGAGATCGAGGTCTTTGTGCAGGCAGGCAAGGACAACAACGACGCGGCCTTCGACGTTCTTCGGCAAGCCATCGGTGCTGCAATCCTCGCCGATCGCACTCTTGGCGGCACTTGCGATTGGGTGGAACCGTCCGCTCCGCAGGCGATTGAACTGCCTGGTGAAGATTCGGTGACGGTCAAGGCCGCCACTATCCCCGTCATGCTGACCTACAGCACGTTCACCCCACTGTAAGGAGACAGAATAATGCCACGCGCACAGGGTTCGCGGGCGCAAATGGCGCTTGCATATGAGACCGTCTACGGCACCGCTCCGGCGTCCGGCTATTTCACGATGCCCTTTGCGCGTTCGACGCTGGGCACCGAACAGCCGCTTCTGGAGAACGAGCTGCTGGGCTATGGGCGGGACCCGCTGGCGCCGCAGCGCGATGCGATCACTTCGGATGGTGACGTGGTCATTCCCGTCGATGTGACGGCGATCGGCTATTGGCTGAAAGCACTGCTTGGCCAGCCGACCACCACCGGCACCACGCCGCGCACGCACACCTTCACCTCGGGTGGCAACACGCTGCCCTCGATGGCGATCGAGATCGGCAATCCCGAAGTTCCCAACTTCGAGATGTTCACCGGGGTCATGGTCGATCGCATGCAGTTCTCGCTGGAGCGGTCCGGCCTTCTGCAGGCCACGGCCAGCCTTGTGGCACAGGGCAGCGTCAACGCCGCCGCCACCGCCGCAGGCACGCCGACCGCGATCACGCTGCAGCGCTTCGGCCACTTCAATGGCTCGATCCGGCGCAACAGCACGCTTTTGGCCAACATCGTCTCGGCCGAGTTCACCTATGCGAACAACCTCGATCGCGTCGAGACGATCCGCTCGGACGGCAGGATCGAGGGCGCAGATCCCGGCAACGTCCAAGGCATGGGCAACATCGTGAGCCGGTTTGAAGACACCACGCTGCTCAATCAGGCCATCAACGGGACCAGCTGCACGCTGGAATTGGCCTGGAGCATTTCCGCCAACCAGAGCCTCACCTTCACGTTCCATGAGGTCTATCTGCCGCGTCCGCGCCGCCCGATCGAAGGGCCGCTTGGCATTCAGGCGCAGTTTGACTGGATGGCAGCCCGGGCCTCTGGTGCGCCGAACCGCATGATGACCGCTGTTTTGGTCAACGCACAGACGAGCTACTGATGCTGAGGATCAACTTGGCCAGTGAGCCGCGCTGGATCGACCTGGGCCATGGTGTCCGGGTCGAGGTCATTCCGCTGACCAGTGGTTTGGTCGCTGCCGCAAACGCAGATCCGGCTATGACCGAAATGGATCAGAGCACGCCGCCGGATGTGAGATGGCAAGGCTTCGTGAAGTCCGTTGGCCGCCTCTGCATACGGAACTGGGAAGGGGTCGCGGACCACACGGGTGAGCCACTCGCGGTTACACCAGAAGGGGTCAATGCGTTGCTCGATCTGTACCAGATCAG